GTTGGCACCGGCCAGCCAAAATTGGGAGTTGTAGTTGCCATTTATGCCACCGATCCGATCGCGTTTTCCCATGTAAGTGTTGGGTTGATTGTATTCCAAGACTCCAAAGCAGACACCTGATTCCATCGGAGTGTCACTTGGGAGAATTCAATTGGTGATGCGTTGATGCTGATTGACAAAGCATTGTATGTCGAGCGAAATGTCCAGCCTTCGACATAGCCTTGAAAAACTGTGTTCACAATATTGCTAGGCAAATCCGTGATTTCCAGCGGTAAGCCCATGAATATGTTGAGCAGATCATCGCGGTCTGCATCATCGATCTCGGGTGATCCCAATGGGAATTCGATTGAGTCAAAAAAAGCGCGTGGATAGGCTTTGAGCTGCAAACGCCTTTCGGCAACGGCCAAAGCCTCAGCTGCATTTTCTAAATTGGTGTCAAAGATTTCTGCAAACTTGCCGTATTGCGAAATAGATGCCAAATCGCTCACATCGATCTTTGAGTTTTTGTAGTTCAAAGTAATAAAATTTCGGACATCGCCGGAGCGCGTGATCGACTTCAATCCAACCCCGATTGATGTATTTGCTGAAATTGTCGTGTATCCATTGGCCGCCAAATAGTTTTGTCTGTGTAATGCATCGGCATACCCGATCCGGCCTGATGAATCCTCGTACATATAACCGAGTCCAGATTCGGCAATTTGTGAGGCTATTGTGTAGCTTGAAACCGGATCCGCAGCGCGTGCGACCATTTCATATTGTCCGGGTTGATCAATATCGCCAAGGCCTACATTTTCAGCATTTGCCCATGTAGTCGTTGGATCGTAATCTTGCCATTGTAAAGCTGGTGCAACTTCGTTCCAATTGTTGAGCAGCAAATCTGACAAAATGGCATATATCTGATCGCCATCAAAATCTTTTGCCAAAGCCAATTCCCAGTTTGCTCGGGCCAATCGTGCCAAAGCTCCTAAAGCTGTAATTCTTGCAGCTGTGACATATCCGCGTGATCCAGCTGATTGCACAGAAATCTCAAGGTCTGAAATAAATCCGCCAAACAAATCAACAAATGTGCCGGTCGAATCCTTGATCGAAATCAAAATGTCTGTGCCAACTGTAAATGAATAATCCGTGTTGTCGAAATTGATTAGCTCGACCGAGCAATATCCGGCCACAGGTTGTTCATAAATCGATGTGCGCCCGGATGTAATCCCCAGATTTGCAATGGTGGATGAGCTGTAATCAACGCCATTGATCAAAATCTGATATTCGGGATTCCAAAGGCTCATGCAAAGGCTCCAGAACCTAGCGTGCCACGATAAGTCGAATTGTTAAGGATTGTAACAATTTGGCGTGCTACACCTTCCGGATCAAGCGCGCCATTGACTGTGATGCTGATGCCACCGCCACCACCGCCCATTTTATGATTTGGGATAATGTTGCCGCTGCCCGATGGCGTGAACAATTCTGGGCCGCGCTCGCCAACAAGGTATGTGGTGCCAGCCGATACCGGGCCACCGGCAGCTTTACCGCCACCGAAAACCTTGCCGATAATGTCTCCAAGGCCTTGAACCAAAGGATTGTTTTTGACCAAATTGATGAACTCTTTAATTTTGTCAATCACATTGTCAAAGAAATTGATTAATCGTAAAACGCCCGTAATAACTCCGGCAATTGCATCACCGACAACATTGAAAGCCACGCGCAAAACTGTGCCAATTGCTGGCCCCAAATTATCGCGAACAAAGCTTGCTACCGATTTAAACAAGCTAAACAATGGCTGCAAATCTGCTTCGTTATCTGAAATGGCTTTGCTAATGGTGTTGAAAGCATTGCGTAGGCCTGTCAATGCTGGGCCAAAAACATTGGCAAAAAATGGGATTACAAAGTCAAACAAATAACTATACAAAGCTTTAAATGCTGGAATTACAAAATCAGTCAAAATTGATTTGACATTGTTTAATGGAGCCGCCAAATCCTTGCCAATTGAATCGGCCATTTTTGCAAGCTGTGGGATTACCTTATCCACAAAGATTGTGACCATCGGTGTAATCGCATCAAGGATGAATGAGCCGACTGTCTCTTTGCCTTCATCAAATGCAATCTTGAGTCGATCCATTTTGCCTTGAAATGTCTCAGCTTTGACCGATGCTTGGTTTTCAAATGTATCTGCCAGCTTCTTTGTGATCTCATCCATCGAAAGTGTTTTAAGCGTTGCAGCACTTAGGCCAACACCCAATTTGCCCAAAGCAGCTGTGTTGCCTTCTTGAGCCTTTGCCAAGGCATTTGAGACGGCCTCAAGCGATTTACCGCTACCGGCAGCAATGTCAATGGCCAAGCCTTGCAATCTTTGTGCCTTTTCGACATCGCCTGTGGCACGCGCCAAACGCTCAAGCGATGGCCTCAAATCGTCATCGGTTACGCCAAAAGCCAATGATGTTTTGGTGATGTAATCCTCTGTGCTCTTAATTTGGGCATTGGTGGCACCTGTGACATTGCGTAAGGTCAATGCCAATCTTTCCTGTGCGGCTGCATCTGCAATGGCGGCTTTGACCCCATCAACGGCCAATTTGCCGGCATAAACAGCGGCAGCGGCTCCAGCTGCGGCAAATGCTAATCCGGCTTTTTTGCCGAAATCACCGAGCTTTGACCCAAAAGATTGGACTTCTTTGCTGCCGGTGTCTAGGCTTTTTTTCAGCTGATCAATATCGCCAAGGATTGAAAGTTTGAGTGTTCTTGATTGACCGGCCATCACCACTCCTTCAAAATCTTAGAAAACGCTGATTCCCATTGAGCAATGATGTGAGGCTGTTCTTCTCTCAATGTTGGGTAAATGAAATAGCCGCGTGAGCCTCGGCCTTGCTTTCCTGACCACACCGGGAATTGTTTGTATTTATTTGATCCAAATTCGTAACCGCCCCAAAGCTGCTGTGTTGTACCGCCGCCGCTAAATTTTTGAGATACAAAGCCAAATGAAATTTCACCGATCTTTGATGACTTGCTTACCCGTGATCCATCAGCAATTCGACCGGCTGCATTGTTAGGCCGACCAGCAGCCGTGCTTTTAATCTTTGATTGCAGATAAGTGGCCAATCCATTGGAAACGCCTTTGGCCTGTGCAACAGCTTGCTCATCCATAGCTTTGAAAGCTCTGATGATGCCGCGCAAATCACTCTTGTCATAAGTGATTGCATCAGTTGCCATTGCGCTTCTCCAATATCTCAAATGCGGTTAAAACATCCTCAGCGGTTTGAAACTCCGATCGTGGCAATCCGGTCGATATTGCTAACTCCCAAAGGAGCCGATTTATGCTTCCGGATTGGTAGCTTTTGGGGTATCAGTCTCTCCCATGTTTATGTCGGTGACTGTTTCACACCACACATCAAATGCTTTGACTGGCTTGCCACCAGCTTCGCGCTTCATTGCGTGATATGCCAAAAACATCAGATCGGCAATGCCCAGCTTGTCTTGTACTTGCTGGATGGTGTTGCCTGTCTTTTGTTCCCACTTCATCCACTCCGGTGGGAGCGCGGTATATGTCGCGCTCTCCCCGGCCGTGTATTCAATTGTAATTGCTAGTTTCATTTTTGCTCCCGATTCTGTTTTTAGCTAAATGTTTCGGTTGGTGTTCCAACGACTGTCAATGTCCATGTGTCTGTCAATGCTCCTGGTGCTGCGCCACCTGCGGTTGGGAAAATTGGCAAAACATTGAAAGCAAAAACGGCACCTGATGCAGCTGTGAAAGAAACTCCGACAGTTGTGTTTGGTGCTGATTCAGCATTTGACCACATTGATTCAAATAATGATCCGACCGCTCCAGCTGGTGCGCCCCAATCTTGCAAAAGCTCGATTGTGAAAGTCCATTGTGTATCGATCGATTTGTAAGCGCGGCCATCGAGTGTTTGGTAGGTTTCGATGATCGTGTCACATGAAAGTGTGGCCGATGTTGTTTGTGCATCATAGTTTTTTGTGTCCAAGGTAAATGACACATCGCGGCCGGTAATGATTGTTGTTGGCATTTTTTTTCTCCTTTAATTGGTGTAGTAGGTGCTTACTTGTAAATCGGCCGTGAGGTACTTACCTGCACCGACTTCCAATGGTTGTGGTTGATTGACATTGCCGACTTCGTAGCCGGCTGGCATTGCGCCAATGATGCTGATCATCAATTGTTCAAGATTGTCCAAAGCTGCGGCATTGTTAAGATATGCAACTACGCCTGTGACTGTAAGATTGACTTTTACTCTCGTTTGAGCTTTTGCAATCAAAACGCTTTCTAAATATGGTGCATCGGGCACCAAACAAATCGATGGGCTTGTCATTGTTTCCGGGATGCCGTTGTACACATTTGCAGCAATGCCCGAAAGTGCTGTTTTTAATGGTGTGCGGATTGCGGATTCGATGCTCATTGGCACATCGTTTCGACATCAAGAAACGGGCCTAAGAGGCCAATGACTCTGTTGCTAAGACTGCGGCCGAGCACGAATGGTGACGGCTGAAAATTGTCTGACATAATCTGGTTGCCGGGAGCTGTAATGCTCTGAAAAATCTCAACCGCTACAACCAAAATTGCGTTTTCGATCGGTGGTGTGTTTGCGTACAAAGCCGCTGCCGATCCACCGCTTAATGTCGCTGTTGCCGCTGGAATAAACGGCAATGGATAGTCACGATCAGCGGCAGCTGTTGCAGCTGTAAAAGTGTAAGGCTCAATCCGATCATCGGTGACTATGTAGGTCGCGCTGTAAGCTCCGGCCCCGGTAACAACAACAGATTGACCCGGCACAAAGTAATTTGGCCGCATTGTGGTGAAATAAATGACGGAATCACTCACATTGGCAAAAGTCACCGATGATTGGTATTGCGTAAGTAAAGGCAAAACTGTTTGCTCAGCGGAATCTATAAAAGAATCCAGCTGCGCATCAGAATACAAAGAAACCGAGACACCAAGAATGGCTCTCAACTGTGCAGCTGTGACGATTGCTGGCATCTCGGTTCCTTTCGTGTCAGTAATGTTCGGGAGCGACCATTACCGATAGTGATTGATATTTATGGGAGGTTGTTAAATTGTGCACCATTTGGCACCTTGGCAGCTAGTGCGCCATAACCATAATAAAGAATATCGATGGTTCCATCGCTGTTGATGTTGGTGCGTAGCGTAAAGCGTGGTGACTCATACCATGTGTATGAATCTGGGTTTACAACTACCATTGAAGAATCGGCATCGGCTGTTGTTGTGCCAGCGTTACCAAATGAGCGTGAAACATAAAGGTTTAAGCCCGGTGAAACTACACCGCGCAAAGAATCGCCTCGGACATTTCCTGCCTGATTGCTAGGTTGTGCCGCATTGTATAGCGGTGTGCCATTGTCGTTGTATCCCATGATGTTTCCCCATTGTGTAGGTGAAACAATTAATGAGCGAGCAAATCCAAGTGATGCGCCATAAACAGCTGCGGCTGCCTTTGATGTGTATCCAAGGAATCCGGTTGCTGAATTTGCTGCCTGTGCTGTCGTGGTAGTGACTGCCGCTTGCATTGCTGCAAGTGCATATTCATCTGTTTCCTTTGCATAAGCAAATTCAAGATTTTGGAGCAAAGCTGTTAGGTACTCCGGACGGCTGCGGTCGATCAATTCGACTGTTGAAATTGCGCGGCCTTTGAAAGGCTGAACAGATACAGAAAGAAATGTTGCTGAAAGTGATGTGTCTGTAATTGCGCCATTCTCGGCAATTGCATCAACGCTGGGCACAGCGGTTACACGAGGCAACTCGAAGGTCATGCCTTCGGCAACCAATGTTTCGCGGCTGATGCCATCGATGCAACCACGATCAGCATTTGCAAGTGCATTGATCACCTGTGTGCTTTGTGGTGTTGGAACCATGCCGGGTGCTGTTGATGTTGTGTTGTCAGCTGCCTTCACATATTGGCGTGAATCCTCATCATGCAAAATTGTTGCCTTGAGGTAGTGCTCAAGGTATGAAACCTTGTTCACAATTGGTGATCGTGGTGCTGTGTAGTAAGCCGGGCGCGATGCCTGTACTGGTGCGGCGACTTCTGGAGCTGCTACCGGTTCAACGGCAGGAGCGACTGGTTCGGTAGTGTTGTCCACTTTGTCTCCTTCATTTGGGTTTGTTGTCTCTGTAACTGTTTCAGTTTCAGAATC